TGCTCCACACGCCAAGAGATCTGTCGGGCAATTATCTTGGGCGCCAACTCCTCGATGGTGGGGTCACCATAGCCTCGACGGCGAAGTTCGTTGACCACATGGGGAAACTTCTCCTCGATGTTCTGGAGGCGAAGTCTACTTCCGCTTTGCCCTTTGTCGAACGACCTTTTCGGCACGAAGTGCCTCCATCTGCTCGTCTACCTGCTTCACATGACGACAGGAATCAGTCTCACTGAACCTGAAGCCCTTACACGAACACGCCCAATACTCGTTACTACTCTTACGGTCCATGAGCTTCGCTACTAGGTAGTAACTTCCAAGGTCGGTGTTAGACGGATACATGAACACGACACCTGCATCGAGGAAAATCGGAGCAATCTCTCCGGTCTCGATCCAACTTTCCAGGATTTTACGGATCCTCGACTTTGCTCGTCGAGCCATTGCAAACCCCCTTTCTGGGTTTTCAGCCAGTCATTTATATGTGTGCGACAACATCATATGACCCCGTTTGTATGCAGAGTTGGGACTTGGCTATATTATATATTGACACCCAGAAATACCCTATGATAACGTGGTGATTCGACTTGATGAAGGAGAACTCGGTGGCTGCTAAAACTTTGAGTGACTGGCTGACAACGGCTGAGGTAGCTGAGTACTACAATGCTAGTCCCAGACTTGTATTGAGGATGATTAGGGAAGGCCGACTCAAGGCCGAGAAGCGAGGCTGGGTGTGGTTCGTTCATAAAGCCTGGTTACCAAGAGAGTGGCCCCCGCCGGTACGAGACTCTAAGTAATAGCGCGGGGTCGCCGATATGGCTTCAGCCTTCGACCTGTGTACTCTCGCTTGGGGAGAGACAGAAGGTTACGTCGTACTTTCTATTCGTGACCAGGACAAACAGTCAACTGAGCCAGGGTATTGGAAAGACAAGCCCTTCAAGTGGCCGAGAGATTCAGCTAAGGTTGAAGCTGCTCTTATCAAGGCCGAGAAGATGTCCAAGGATGTTTACTGGGCACCGGGTGTCTACAAGGTACCTCGACGAGATAGCAAATCCATCAATGACCTGACCACACTATGGGCGGATCTTGACGAAGCGAATCCCGCTAATATCCCAGATGAGTACACACCCGCCGCTGTATGGGAAACTTCACCCGGTCGATGGCAAGCCCTATGGATTCTAGATAACCCCGTTGAGCCTAAAGTTCATTCTCAACTGAACAAGAAGATGACCTATATGACCGGTGCTGATAAGGGGGGTTGGGGCCTTACGAAGGTGCTGAGAGTACCAGGCACACGCAATCATAAATACAATGACTCAAGTGTCACCGTCCAGTTGCGAACATTCGACGCCGAGGAACACATCTCCGCTCCCCAGATGTTCCAGCTCTTGGGTGAAGATCTAACCCGCACGGACGATTCACCTGTATCCAAGGACCTACCTAATCCGGATAAGGTGATGAAGAAACATCGCCGCCGCATATCAGCTAGGGCTAAACAGCTGATGAAGGCCCGGCCGTCTAACGCTGAGAAAGGTATGCGTAGTGAGCGGCTATGGGAGTTAGAGTGCTTACTTGCCGAGGCCGGTCTAACTAAGAGCGAGATAGTAGCCTTAGCTCAGCGGTCAGTGTGGAACAAGTTCAAGGGTCGACACGACGAGGTAGAGATCCTGTTTCGTGAAGCCGGAAAAGCCACTACTAAAGTCAAGAGCCAAGAGAGTGTCACGGCAGTGGAGGACGACGAGGACGAAAGTGAAGATGGTGTCACAATATCGGACGAAGACGAGATGGCTCCACTTTCTTGGTCTAGGTTTGACAGCGACCATGCACCGATCCGCTGGTTAGTTGCAGACATCTGGGGTGAGGGTGAAGTAGGATTCATCTCAGGTATGCCGAAGTCTTACAAGTCTTGGATCGCTCTTGACTTCGCTGTGAGTGTAGCTACGGGTACTCGATTCTTGGGGTCATACCAAGCCAAGAAGCAGAACGTACTACTGATCCAGGAAGAAGATCCTAAACTGGTCATGCAAGATCGGCTTGTTCGTATCGCTGCGAGTAAGGGTCTGATCTGGGCGAAGGTGAAAGACGATGTACTCACCATGAAGTACCATCTTCCTGATTCACTACACATCGTTTCTAATGGGGGCTTCACTATCACCAATGAAGACAACATGGAACTGCTGGAAGAGTGGGTAAACGAGCTGAAGATCGGCTTAGTAATTCTTGACCCCCTTATGATGATGGCCGAAGGGATTGATGAATTCAAAGCCTTCGATATGATGGGCAAAGTTCTCAAACCGCTGAAACGACTTCGTTCCCGAACGCAGGCTTCTGTCGCAGTAGTCCATCACCACATCAAAGGGGCGCAGGCTTCGGCAGGCCCCGGCGGTGCGGCGATGTACGGGTCGGTTGCATTGTGGGCCTGGGAGGAGTCAGCTCTGCATCTGAATACTCAAGGCATCGGCAAGGTGACCGCCGAGAGATTCTCGAAGCATGCTAACCTTTCACCTATCCACATCGAGATGGGGGATACTGATGACCGATGGGATCCAGAAGTAAACACCGGGGTAGGCTCTACCGACTTGATGGACTTGATAACCATGTATGAAGATGGCATCACTCTTGAAGAGGTTATGCAAGTAACTAGCCTAGCTAGAGATGCTGCTCAGCGTCAGCTGAAGAAGCTCGTTACTGACGGCAAACTCAGTAAGGGAAGTGCTCCATCTATACCCGGCCAGAAGGGCCGACGCCCCTCAGTGTGGAAGGTGACAGACTGATGAAGTGCCCTAAGTGTGGAGACCACAATACGAACATCATTGACTCTAGGCCAGCAGTGAATGAGACGATGACCCGAAGGAGATGGAAGTGTCGTAAGAATCACCGTTGGTCTACTCGGGAGGTCATGTACCCAACTAAGCCCTCCCCGTTGTTAGCGGAGCTTTTGGACGTTATCGTTAGAAGTACACGACGAGAAGTAAAGGATGAACTAGAAAGAGGGTGAGGCTATGCCGATGAAGTGGATGCTAGTCATCTACCACAAGGGCAAGCGAATAGAGAAGTTGATAGATGATCCAAGGCCCTACCTTCCCCAAGTCAAAGCTCTTAGGGGGAAGGGCGCTAAGGTCAACCTGATCCCCATGAAAGCCCCGGAGTCGAGGTATTATCCGCCTGCGGAAGATGACCTATCTAACCTAGCCGAGGGGATGCTATGGTGCCCCTACTGTGGGGACTGGAGGTACTTCGTTGTACCCCCTTATCGACCCCAGGCCGAGGCTGATAGTCGGGAATGGTGGCTGAACCTATATGCCACACAAGGTATCCGGTCTTGCAAGTGGTGCACTATCTCCACACAGGATTGGTACGTCAAGCGAGCTAACGGGTTGTTCGGCAATATGGATGGCAAGCGCAAACGTAAGAGCCGGAAAAGCCGTCGCTGACTGTGCATACAAAGAGGGTCATATGATGATTACGAACGACGCACGAAAGGAGCGAGATCCTTTCCAGGAGTACCCGAAAGGGGGTGCACATGAGAACTCGAACGTACCAGAACGCCAAGGACAAGGTGAGCGGATCTTTCCACGTCCAGGTCGTATTCGACCCAGACGAAGCCAAAGCCGTAGCAAAGGGCGACAAGGAGAAGATCGCAGAGCTTCAGACTCAGGTCAAAGAAGCCACCAAGCAGTAGGGTTTAGGGGCCCCGACACTTCCCGAGTGGATGAGTGTGCCGGGGCCCCTATTTCTTTGAGCTCAATCGGAGGCTCGCTGTGAAATATGTCTTCAAGACGAAGCCCTATAAACACCAGGTGAAAGCGCTTCGCCGCGCGATGCGACAGGGCTCAATCGGGGTACTCTGGGAGCCGGGCATGGGCAAGAGCAAGCTCGTGGTCGACTGGGCGTCTGCGTTGTTCCAGAAGGGTGATATCCGGCGAGTGCTCATCGTATGCCCCCTGAGCGTAGTGGGTGTATGGGAAGATGAGTTCGAGATTCACTCACCCGTTGACTACAAGATCCAGTTCCTCGACCGGAAGACTGAGCGACTGAAGAAGTACAAGGGGAAGCTAACCGTCACCGTAGCTAACTACGACATTGTGTGGCGACGACCGGGTATCGTCCGAGCCTATGATGCTCAGCTGGTGGTAGCAGATGAATCTCACCGCATCAAGAAGGCCAGTACGAAGCGCTCGTGGTTCATGCGTTCGTTGAACAAGACCCCCCACAGAGCGATCTTGACCGGTACTCCAGTACCGAAGTCCTTCCTTGACTTGTATGGGCAGTGGGTGTTTCTCAACCCCAAGACATTCGGTACGAGAGTCAATGACTTCAAAGAACGGTACATCACCTTCGGGGGGTTCGGGGGCCACCAGATCCGAGGCTACCACAACGTAGATGAGTTGAAAGAGAAGGTGAAAGGCGATGCAACGATCCGCCGCAAGGACCAGGCACTCGACTTGCCAGACAAGATCTACCAGCGAATCCCGGTTATACTTGAGCCGGAAGCACGCAAGCAGTACAACACCTTGGCAGAAGAGTTCTTCCTTGAGCTCAGTAAAGGTGAAGTGGTGGATGTAAAGAATGCAGTTGTGAAGCTCCTACGATTGCAGCAGATCACCGGCGGGTGGATCAACACCGACCAAGGCATGCGCCAGATATCCAAGGCGAAGATCAAGGCCATGCGCGACTTGCTGGACGATATGTACGAGGAGCAGCAGAAGGTAGTTGTGTTCTCGAGGTTCCGGCCGGAGATTGAGGGGATCGTAGATGCAGCCAAGAAAGCGGGATACAAGAAGGTCTATGAGCTCACGGGATCCACACCCAAGGATCAGCGTAGTGTGGACCGTCGTGAGTTTCAGAGTATCTCTGAGCCAGCCGTCTTCGTTGCGCAGATTCAGACTGGGGGTCTGGGTATTACGCTGCACTCAGCACATCAAGTCATCTTCTACTCCGTTACGCACGCACTCGACGACTACATCCAAGCCTGCGACCGAGTCCATCGGATCGGTCAGACAGAGAAAGTCACCTACCGACACCTCGTAGGTGTGGGCACGGTAGACGTGGACATATATGCGGCCCTACGAGCTAAGGAGGATGTGATGAGAGTTATCATGGGTAAACCTAACCTCTTGACACGGCGGAAATAGGTCTATTATAGTACTAGTGAAAGGGGCGTGAGAGCCATCATCATAGTCGAAGGTATGGACAACACGGGTAAATCTACTTTGGTTCAAGAGATCCATGAGGCCTTCCCCTCTTTGATATTGAACCCGTCTATCGGGAATAAACACGACTTGGAACAGATCCGAAGGCAAGCCGCCGAGTCATTGATGACCGACCAGATGGACCCCTTGCATTTATGGGATCGTGCCAGGTTCATCTCTGAGTTTGTCTATAATCCCATCATCCGAAAGCGTAATACGGCGTACGGTCCAATGAGATGGATGCACTTTCTCGGAGCCTATGCCAACAGAACACAGCTTCTCATCTACTGTCACCGTACTCCGGAACGAATCCGGGAATCATTCGATGAGCGTGAGCAGCTGGGCGGAGTCGCCCAGAACTTGGAGGTACTTCTCAACACCTATGACTGTGTTGTGAACTTCCTTGAGTACCTCCTGTTCTCGGCGAACAATAACTCTCGAGTTATTCGGTACAACTACGATACGCTCGGGGCCGAAGCCGATAAGCTGGAGATCATGGCAGCTGTTGCCACTTACATGGAGGTAAGCAAGTAATGGATCTTAGGCAACTGCAAGACGAGCACCACATCTGGGTGAACAAGAACTTCCCCAACCAGCAACCCCATCAAGCCCTGCTGGGGGTCGCTGAAGAGGTGGGGGAGTTTGCTCATGCTCACCTGAAGATGGAGCAGGGTATCCGGGGCTACGACGAAGCGAAAGGCCGAGCTGAGGTTGCTGATGCCATCGGGGATATCATCATCTATCTCGCCTCGTACTGCAACACCAATGACTACGACCTCAACGAGTGCGTTGAGGCCGCCTGGACCGAAGTTGGTCAGCGTGACTGGACCAAGGACAAAGTCAATGGCTAGTGCCAGCAAGCGGCTGGTGAAGGCAGCTCGAAAGAACCCCATCAAGCCTCGGTGGCAATATGATCCGAAGACGGCGAGGCGGAGGTTGTCGAAGCTGACTCGCAAGCTGAAGGATGCGCAAGACCGACGAGAGCTTGACACATGAGCTCAATATCACCTAACATGATGCCATGGATGATGACCGGATGATGATGGCGATATATCGATGTGGCACCGGCGAGTCAATGCTCAAAGTTAGTCGAGAGCTACACCTAAGTAGGGCTCGAATCAGCAAGCAGCTGAAGGCCTTGGGAGTAACCCCGCTTCGAGGTAAACCGCAGCCAAAGGTAACTCCTCACAGCCATTTGGGATTAGAGCTTGCTTGGGCCGCGGGTTTCATAGAAGGCGAGGGGTCTATTTCAGTGTGGCAAAGTCGACAGCGAGTTCGCAAAGGCCAGCCCCGCATCTCTGTAGTTCAAACTCATACAGCTCCGCTGATTAGGCTACAAGAGGCCTTAGGAGAGGGGAAAATTCGGGGGCCCTTTATCCCCAACAACGGTATCAGTGTCAAGCCGCAATGGAGATGGTATACAACCTCTGCCCCCGTCTCTATCTATGTCATTACAGTTCTTTGGCCATATTTGACCAGTAACTTCCAAGAGAAAGTCAAAGAAAGGTGGGGCTCAGAATGGCAGACGAGGTAAAATACAAGAAACTCCAGGGTGTTGGAGGCCAAGATGAGCCCTACATCGTTCGGGGTGAAGATATGACCGAGATGATGCACTCTATGACTCAAGGTCTCATGTGGATGAATAAGTCTGAGCTTGCTTACTTCTCCAGTATTGATGTGATGAGCGGGGATGTACTAGGACTCGCAGACTCATGTGCCTACGACCTGAATATCGGTTCAGATGTATGGTTGACCGAGTCTAGGTGGTCTACACTTATTCGTCAGTACGTCAACCCCATCTGGTTATTCACTTTCCTGGATGGGGTCAAAGAGCTATCTACCTATGGCCGCGGGATTGTGGCTCTTGATATGAACCGAGTAGAACCCACTATCGTCGCCGCTAATGCTCGAGCGAACCGACGGAAGCGTGGGGGCTGTATGAGGTTCCTCACATATAGGGCTTTTCCTTATCCGACTATCAGCTTGTACTCTCGGACCTCATATCTCGGGTATATTGGGTCACTAGATCTACTACTTGCTCACAAGATCACCGAGCTTGCTGCCGATATGATTGGTGACGGTTTGAAAGTGGATGACTTCCACTTTCGCTGGCATGTTGAAGCCGTCCAACTACACATGTTCAAGGCAATGGCGTACATCTTTTCGGCTGGGCTGGAGGATTACCTTACCAAGAAGTGGCCCACTGGCAGGGTTATCGTCCATCCCGTAACTGGCCGAAAGATGAAGCTAAAAGAGGAGAAAGAGTACCCATCCTGGTATGGGATGAGGAAATGGTACGAGAGAATCCAACGACTAGACGCTGAGGGATTGCTATACGAAGATATGAAGTACGGGGCCGAGAAGCGTGTTCGCCGACGGTTACATGCTGCAATAGGAGTCGACCAGGAGCCGTTCCTCGGGAGCGAGAAGGAGTACTCCCCACTCGACCTGCCCATCGAGCAAGTGACACTCGACCGTATGACCTATAAGACGCCTGAGTCGAGAGCAGTTATCAGGCGACACAAGAGGGAGAAGGCCGAAGCTCTAATCAACGAGCTCTTCTCCGACGATGAGTTGTTGGTAGGGTCTGGTGCTTTCAATGGGAAGTTAGGGGCTACTATGGGAAGCACCGACCCTACCGACTTCAACGACCTAGTAGATGATGTAACTGATCTAGTAGAGGGGGACTAATGAGTCGGTTGTTCAAGGATTTCCCCGAAGCTCAGAATGAGATCAAGCGTGACCTAGCTGAGTTGTCTATCTCGGTGCAACCCGAGACGATGCAAGACATCTACGTTGCTGATAATCCCATGTTCCGCACCAACGAGCTCCAGAACTATATGTATACCGTGCTCAAGCCCGACTACACCGAGATAGATGGGGTTCACGAAGAGTGGATCCAGCAAGAATGGCTTGACCGGCTGGCAGGTGACTTGAACCCCGGTAACGCCTGGAAGACACGCCCAGAAGTGTGGGAGCCTCTGATGGAGAAACCTAATAGGGTGAATGGAAAACTTCAGGGGCACTTCGCTTACTCATACAGTCAACGTATGGGAGGCACTCATATAAGGTCAATCATCGAAGAGCTGAAGACTCACCCCAACAGTCGACAGCTCTACTTGCCGGTGTGGGACCGGGTGGTAGACGAGGATCGTCGAGGCAAACGTCGTGTGCCCTGCTCGCTGGGATACTGGTTCGTCTATCGAGACAACGCTCTCCACATCACTTACATGATGCGGTCTTGTGACTTCGTCACTCACTATGGTAACGATGTAGCTCTAGCCACTGCCATGATGCAGTACGTCGCTAAGGAAGCTGATCTGGAGCCAGGTACTTTCACTCACTTCGTGGGCTCTCTCCATGTGTATGCCAAGGATGTAGAGGGAGTCTTTTGATGCCAGAGATAGGACCTACTGCTAAAGAAGCCGCTGAGGCCCTCAAGAAGATGGCGATGGCTAGCCTTACAGAGCCAGAAGAGCCTCACGGCAGTCGGGGAAGAGTGTCACGGCAAAGGATGTTCCTGTCCATCGCCTACGGCTTTGGCCAGCGTTCTTCTTGCCCGCGTGCTCAGGTGGGAGCAATCCTCACCCGAGAAGGCCGCATAGTATCGAGTGGATACGTTGGAGCCCCGAGTGGAGCTGGGCACTGCTATGAAGTCGGCTGTGAACTGATGCCTGATGGTGGGTGTTCGAGAACTGTTCACGCCGAAGCTAATGCCATCGCTTGGGCAGCTCGAGCGGGTGTTGAGCTCAACGGCACCATCATGTACTGCACTCATGAGCCCTGTCTGCATTGCGCCAAACTCATCGTCAATGCGGGAGTGGTTGAGGTTGTATTCAAGATGCCCTACCGACTGCATGATGGCCACGACTTGCTCACAGACTTGGGGGTGAGAGTTGTCTATGCTGGAATTGATGAAAGGGATTCGTAATAAGAACTGTGAGGAATGTACCCTCCACGCTTCAGCGGATCGAGTGTGTCTCATAGGGTGGGGCAAAGAGGTGGTCAAGATGATGCTCGTAGTCGACGCCCCAGGGTTCCGGGAAGATGACACGGGGAAACCTTTCTCAGGTAATACTGGCAGGCTTCTCGACGACACTCTTGAGGCGGTAGGCTTCACTAGGGAAGACTTCTACATCACCTATGCAGCGAAGTGTCACCCACCTGAGAATCGAGCCCCGAGTCGAGGGGAGATCAAGTCATGCAAGCAGTACTTAGACCAAGAGATAGAACGCCTGGCTCCGGACTTTATTCTCACTATGGGGAATGGGGCACTCAACGCCGTCACCAAGAAGTCTGGCATCATGAAGCACCGAGGAAACATCTACGAGGTCGACGGAATCCGAGTCTTCCCCACGATTGCTCCCGGCGCAGTCATCCGAAACCCAAGAAACAAGGGGCTCTGGGAAACTGACTGGAACACCTTCGCTCGTATCGTCAAGGGTGAAGCTGGGGCCACACCAACCAAGACTTATCTAGTGATGGATAAACGGATGCTGAAGCTGTGTGTCGAGTCCATCATGAAGACGAAAGCTGTTGCATATGATCTAGAGACTAACGGGTTCGAGGAATATGTAGATGATGCGAAGATCGCAACCATCTCGGTATCACCCTCACCTGGCATGGCGTTCGTCGTGCCTGTGCATCATCCTGAAGCACCTTGGAAAGACGCTGACAGCGTCCTTAGGCTGATTACAGCAGCACTGGCATATACATCTGCCAAGCGCATCGCCCACAACGCTAAGTTCGACGACAAGTGGCTCACTCACTTCGGAAACCCCGTGTATGCAGACTTCGATACGATGATTGCCGCCCATGTGATTGACGAGAATAGGCCGAAGGGTCTAAAGGTCCTCGCACCCATGTACCTAGGTGTGGACCCTTGGGCTGATGTTGACCTAGCCAACGGCGGAGCTATGGCTGAAGGCCTGAAGAAGCTCGCCAAGTACAACGGTAAGGACTCAGACTACACACTGCGTCTGTACTACGCTATGAAGGAACAACTCAAAGCCGAAGGTATGGAACGCTCAGCCCGACTGTTCATGAAGCTCATGATGCCTTCCTCTCGGTCATTGACGGATATCGAGATGCTCGGAGTGTGGGTTGACCAGAAGCGACTAGCCGAGCGACTCATCGAGGTCAACAAGATCCTAGAGAAACTAGACAAGCAGCTCACCAAGCAGTTCGGTCAGCAAGCGAATTGGAACTCTACCCAGGTCTTGGCTGAGTTACTGTTCGACAAGCTCAAGCTGCCCGTGATTGAGATGACTGGGAAGGGTGCACCCAGTACCAAGGAGTCGGTGTTGCTTCGACTACGAGCTAAGCACCCGGTCGCACAGCTCCTGCTCGACTGGCGAATGTGGTCGAAACGTCAGTCTACCTACCTATCTAGATGGGGTGAGATGATTGACAGTGATGGACGAATTCACGCTAACTATAAAGTTACAGGTACGGTCACAGGACGACTCTCCTCAGGTAAGGAGGAAGGCAATAAGGGACGCGGTCTCAACATGCAGCAAGTACCTCGTGAGCCACTTATCCGGGGAATCCTGGGATCGCCTCCTGGCTGGAAGTTCGTTGAAGCAGACTTCAGTCAGGCTGAGCTTAGAATCGCCGCTCATTACAGCGGAGATCCTACTCTCCAACGACTCTATCAGCTAGGCCAAGACGTACACATGGCTACAGCTATGGATCTGACTGGGAAGCCGGAGAAATCTATCACCAAGGAAGAGAGAAAGAAAGCGAAGGGAGTGAACTTCGGATTCCTCTTCGGTATGGGCTGGCGCAAGTTCGTAGACTATGCCCGAGACAGTTACGATGTAGAGGTGAGTGAGAATGAAGCCAAACTCTACCGAGACAGGTTCTTCGAGAAGTACGACCACCTACCTCGCTGGCATGATAGACAGCGAAGACTGGCCCGTCAGTACAAACGGGTGCAGTCGCTTATCGGTAGAGTTAGACACCTACCGGACGTTGATTCACCTGATAAGGAGGTGCAAGCTGAGGCGGAGCGACAAGCTATCAATAGTCCGGTACAGTCGCTAGCCTCGGACTTGATGCTGATGGCTATGAATGAGCTCCACGAGAAGATGGACCCGAAGGAGGCCCGTATCGTAGGAACCGTGCATGACTCGCTACTCATGGAGGTGAGAGAAGACTCAGTTGATAAGTGGGTACCTATCATCCGCCACACAATGGAGAATCCGCCCCTCAAGAAGAAGTTCGGGGTAGAGCTTGATGTGCCGATTGTCGTTGATATTACGGTGGGGACTCACTGGTCTGAAGGGGAGGAAGTTGCATGAAGAAGCTGCTGCTAGTCCTTATAGTCGCTGTGTCGGTAGCCATTCCAGCTACAGCCTCAGCTACTGGACGCCCTTGTGGGATGGGCGGGTCGAATAAAGTCAACCGGCAACTTGCCCGGTGCTTGTCTAGACAACCTGGTATCCAGGTGAATCGTGTAAAAGCTGTTAGGATAGGAGACTGTGAGTCTGGGTTCTATCGAAAGGCGAATAGCGGCTCATACAAGGGAATCTATCAACTTGGGAGTGACGAGTTCGACACGTTCCAACACCAAGGCCCGAAGTGGGTCGATAAAGAGTTCCGAGATTACGACTACGGTATCTTCAACGCTCGGGGAAACATCCTTGCAGCGTTCGCTCACGCCCATGACCATGGCTGGTCTGCTTGGACCTGTCAATAACCGAAAGGAGATATAGAGATGGCAAAACCTTCAGAACTAGATCTTCCACTAGAAGGAGCAGTCCGTACCGTTCGAGAACGGCTTGATGAGTCAGATGTTATCCTGAAAGAAGCCCCGAAGACCCCGGACAAGGTACCAGCTGTTATAGAGCAGAGCCAGAAACTGGATGAATCCCTCAGCAAACTTCAAGACGCTTTGAGGGCTTTGGTAGACCACGTTCAGCCGATCTTGACTCCAGCTCAGGAGGGGGAACACATTCAACCAGATCCCCCGCCATCAGGCGTCAGTAAGATGGCTCAGAATGTAGCTCAGTGGACGAGCAACGTGAATGAAGCCGTCGTTATACTGAGAGACATAGACGCTAGGTTGGAACTGTAAGTGAGATATACCAACTCGAAGCTCAAGGCGTTTCGCCGATGTAAGAGGTCCTACTACTACAAGTTCGTAGAAGATCTGGTACCTAAGACCATCGGTGAGCCACTTCGACGAGGCACTTGGCTTCACGAGTTGCTGGAGTATCACTACGGCGGAGGTAACTGGCGAGTTCGTCACGCCGAGCTGACGGCCGAGTTCGACTCGTTGTTCGACGAGGAGAAAGATTATTACGGCGACTTGCCGGGGCTATGTGAGAGGATCTTCGCGTCGTATGTATTCCATTACCGAGAAGAAGATGCAGGACTCAAGGTCATTGCTCTTGAAGAGAAGTGTGAGGTGCCCATGCCCGGTACTGACCACGTTATGGTCTTCAAGTTCGATATGATTGCCGAAGATGAGAATGGTCGTTGGCTCTTCGAAGACAAGTCCCACACAAAGATACCTGGCGACGACTACCGATTCCTTGACACTCAGTCTAATCAGTACGTCTGGGGCCTCAATGAGCTGGGCACTTACGGGCACATTGATGGGATCTGCTGGAACTACTTGAGGGCGAAGCCCCCTACTATTCCAAAGCTCAAAAAGAACGGTGAACTGAGCAAAAGGAAGATTGATACCGACGCTTATACGTTCCTCAAAGCACTGAAGGAGTATGGGCTTGAACCGGCAGATCACCGTGATGTACTATTGCGATTGAAGCAGGGGTCGTCCACTTTCTTCCGTAGGAATTACGTCCCAACCACCCCTCAGGTGGTGAAGACTATTCTCGAGGAGGCTGTTCATGCCGCAGATGAGATCGAAAGGGGGTTCTTACCTGACCGCACCATCGACCGGTCCTGTGAGTACTGCTCGTACAAGGACCTATGTGTGGTTGACTTGTACCAGGGCAACCGGGACCAGCTTATCAAGCTGAAGTACAAGAAGGCCGAGAAGGGAGATTATTATGGCTACGAAGAAATCAACGCCGAGTAAGAAGAAAAAGGGGGTGAAAGAACCTAAGAAGAAGATCTCGAAGCTGGAGAAAGCCGCTAGTAGGATCGTGGATGTGGGGGATAACTTCGAGTACCTCAAAATCCTTGTCTACGGCAAGCCGAAGCGGGGCAAGACGACGTTTGGGGCTTCTGGGCCCAAGCCCATCATCATTGACTGCAATGAGAAGGGTACATTGTCTATCCGTAACTTCGAAGACGTAAAAGTCTTCTCAGTAGAAACGTGGACAGATATAGACCTCGCGTATTGGTACCTGAAGAAGGGTGACCATGACCGTGAGACGGTGGTTATTGACACTGTGACCACACTAGCTCAGTTGTGTATGAAGTTCGTCTTGGGCGACGAGGTGAGCCGCGATCCAACTCGGGATCCCTCGATGCCCAGTAAGCAGGCGTGGGGCAAGGTGGCTGAGCTGATGAGAACTGAGATTCTGCAGTTCAGGAATCTGCCCATGAACGTAGTCTTCCTCGCACAGGAACGACGGGGCTTCACTGACGACGATGATGAGGCACCTGAGGTGTTCCCAGAGATATCGCCGAGTGTTCGCTCGGCATTGACGCCGGCCGTAGATATCATCGGCCGTCTATATGTCAAGGAGGTGGTAGAGAAAGGGGGTGAGGAAGATGGCAAGAAGAAAGGCCAGAAGAAGAAGGGTAAGAGGGTCATGGAGCGCCGGATGCTTATCGGGGCCGATGAAGTCTATACGACTGGGGATCGGTCAGAATCCGGCCTCCCCGAAGTTATCAAGTTGACAGACCCCAAGAACAGTCTGTCTGACTTGATTGACCATATCCGCGGTTACGGCAAGGAGGAATGATGGCAAAGAAGGCGGCAAGTAGTTCAAAGAGTGTCACTGTTGACTTCTCCGATGTGGAGGAGCGCAAGGGGGCGAAGCGGTACAAGCCCGGTGACTACGGAGTGAAGGTAGCTAAGGCTGAGTACGGCAAGTCCAAGAACAAGGGTACCAAGCAGATCGTATTCGAGATGAAGTTCCTTGACGGTAAGTACAAGGGGAACACTGTATTCTTGAACTGCAACCTGCTGCCACAGTCATTGTGGGTGCTCCGCAACGCCCTCGAAGCCCTCGGTATCAAGGTGGCGAAGAAGGCGATGAAGCTCGACCTCGCCAAGTGTGCCGGCAAGAAGATGGGCATCACCATCGAGGACGACGAGTACGAAGGCAAGGTTCGCTCTCGCATCGTGGATACCTTCCCGTTCTCGGACCTCGAAGATCGAGGCACCGACGATGAGTTGGACGAAGATGACGACGAGGACGAAGACGAGGATGACGATCTCGAGGAAGTCGACCTGGATGAGGACGACGAAGACGAGGACGACGATGAAGACGAGGATGACGACGACTAGTCTCATCTAGTTTGGGGCCCTGCGCCGGGCGAGAGGGTTTAGACTCACCCCCTTTCCCCTCTCGCCCGCCGGGCCCCCTATCCTGTGAAGGGAGCTTACATGATTCTGATTCAGGCCCCATCCTTCGCCGAGGTGAAGTACCAGCTGGGGGGTAAACTCACCAAGGCCCCTATCGTGGGGATGGGGGAGTGGCAAGGACGAGTCGGCGCCGCAGAAGGCAAGACTATTGAAGTTCAAGATGTGGTGTTCGCTATCCCGATCCCCGCTACCCGCGAGCTGCTCGCTGAAGATGTCAAGCCGAACTTGCCCTGGGCCGAAGATCACTTCGGTGAGCGGGTATCAGGTGAACCACTGAATCCCCCGCCCTCGAGCGATTGGTGGCCCCACAACGTAGCGGGCAACAAGACTCATAAGACTGACGCCAAGTTCTCCCACACATACCCTGAGCGACTGTGGCCGAAAGCGCTCGTGGGCGACGATACAGTCGGCATACGCTACGCATACGGAGACCTGAGCGACACCGTAGAGCTCCTAAAAGCCCGCCCTGATACACGACAGGCGTACATCCCTATTTGGTATCCTGAGGACGCTACAGCGTCTCTAGCAGGCGAGCGTGTGCCTTGCACCCTGGGCTACCATGTGATGCAGCGAGGGGGTAGACTCAACATCCACTACTACATGCGCTCATGCGACTTCGTCCGCCACTTCTCAGACGACGTATACATGGCTGCCCGATTGTGCCAGTGGCTCTGCATGAAGATGCAGCCCGACCATGACTGGTTGCCGGGTGATCTCATCATGACCATCTCATCGCTCCACTCCTTCTACTCAGACCAGCAAGTTATCCGGGACGAAGTGGCCCTCGAGTTCTCTGCCCGGATGAACAAGGCCTTCTGATGAGCGAAGCTACTCTCCGCACTCGCATCATGAAGGCGCTAGAAGCCTACAGCGGTGTGTGGTTCGTGACTCATCAGTCGGGGTATCAAGAGAAGGGCCTGCCTGATATCCTTGGCTGCTACTCGGGTATGTTCTACGGGCTTGAGGTGAAGTTGCCGGGTAAGGAGTACACACTTACGAAGCGGCAGTCCTACGTTCTGAGCAAGATTCGCAAGGCCGGAGGCAAAGCCACGGTGATAACGAGTGTGGAAGACGCCATGAACTTCGTGTTTGCGACGCCCCCATGATGGGTACAAAAGAACTCTTGACACGAAAGCTTGTGGTCTATTATATTGATAGCACGCTGTCGCTGACACAGGAAAGGGGGTGACAGACAATGGGCACCAAGACAAAGAAGTCGAAGTCGAAGAAGTCTCAAGATGAGCTCGACGACGACGACATTGCATCCTTGCTGGATGAACTCGAAGACGAAGTCGCACTCGACGATGAAGACGAGGACGACGAAGTCGAAGAGGACGAAGACGAGGATGAAGACGAGGACGACGATGATTCCGACGACGACGATTCCGATGAGGATGAAGACGACGAGGATGAAGAAGAGGACTCGGACGACGACTCAGACGAGGAAGACTCGGATGAGGACGAAGATGACTCGGACGACGAAGATGAGTCGGACGAGGAAGAAGATGAGGACGAGGAAGAAGAGGATCCCGATGAGGCTCCTAAGAAGACTCGTTCCTCCCGCACCCGTAAAGGAGGTGGAAAGGTGGCTACCAAGACCAAGAAGAAGACGTCTAAGAAGTCGAAAGCTAAGGAGGGCGTCGGAACTAGCGAGGTTGCGGCCGCTTCGGGTACTACACCCCGAGCGCTCCGTATGCTCCTTCGCAAGGAGTTCCCGCTGACTGATGGCGGTCGGTACAACTGGAGCTCGCTCGAGCACCCCGAGGTCAAGAAGATCATCAAGCGCGTGAAGTCCGGCGCTGTGAAGGATCTGACCAAGGAGAAGCTCGACAAGGTGAAGGGCAAGAAGGGGACGAAGTCAAAGTCCAAGAAGGGCAAGGCGAAGTCCAAGAAGTAGCCGCAAGAAAGAGCCCGTATCGTGCAGCTGGCGATACGGGCTCTTTGGCGGGCGTGATTCGTGATTTTCGCCCCCCACTGGAGACGCTGAGCGCGTCCCTAGGACGTTTTCATATGTAGCTCTGATACACGACAACGCCCCCCTATCGGCGAAACTTCCTGCTGCCGGTAGGGGGGCGCTATACGGTAGTTATTCGTCGACCTTCGGGGGAAAGATCCTGGTAAGAATCTTCTCCTTTATCAAGGTGATTACTGCGGGCCAGGCAGCGATGATCTTCCACTGCATGGACACATCAATCCAGCCCCTATCTACCGCATACTGCGTAGCGACTGCGATAAAGGGTGTGGACGTTGAGGCGGGGTACTTCTGAACTGTACCCTTGACCGAGTTAGCTGACTTCTTCAACCGACCCATACTCATCACCCCCCTTCGGGGTCCGAGGCTTTCTTGCGAAGTAACCCATCGACCCCATGGGCCGAGAGTTCGGGTGACTTCGAAACCAACTTAGTCGGATCTTCATCCGAAGTTCGAGAGAGAGCTTTCGGCGCTGATTCTCGGAGAGGCCACCCCACACTCCTTCGGTGATACTGTGCGCGACTGAGTAGAAGAGGCAGGGGATACGGACAGGACACGTTTTGCAGATGGCCCTCGCTTTTCGGATATCGGGCTTTACTCCTTGGTGAGGCTCAGGAAAGAACCAGTCGAGTTGATCCTGAGATAGACCTCGACATGCTGCATCTTTCATCCACCCATCATCTAGAGCCATCGCCTGGGAGTTTCTCGTGAGAGACGGCTTCAAGGTTGGTGAGTCGGTCATCAATGTCCCCGATGGTACCCCGGATATATCTAACATCATCTCTTGTCTCAGTCATCTGAGTTCCGAGATGAGCTACATACTCACCCAACGTCTTACCGTTACCGGTGTTCATCTGCGCAGTCATCTTCTCTAGCGCGATAGTTACGGCTTTGTCTACAAGCCGACGGGCTTCTAGGTGAGCTGCTCGTTCACGAGATTTCATGAGAGATTTCACTCCTGCCCCCACTAGAACACCGATAGTTACAACCACCGCCCCAACTACTATATCTCCTGTATTGACCACAAGCGCAAGAAACATGAATCTCCTTAGGATCAGTCATCAGGTACATCATAAGAGCGGGCATCGGGTTGACGCAACCATGGTTATGTCTCGTCGTACTGCCAGGTGGCAGTTTCTGTAGTGATAGCTCCCGTATGGATGGTAGTACTTGCTACCTTCAGCTGTGTAACCATGAAGTCTCCGAAGTCACCGACCCCACTAGTAGAACCAGCTAGGGCCTTGGGACTAGCAGCTGTCCAGGTGAACGGGTCTACAGGAGCCCCAGTCAATCCTGTGTGGTTAGCAGCGGTCAGCTCGGTACCTGTAGTTCCGACTGTGCCCACTGCTTGGCGATAGCCAGAGTTAGCCCCCACGTTGGCCGCCTGAGCTAACCAATCCACACCAGCAGGTGAATCTTCAGTTCCGTCCATGTAATATCTGAGGTTATTGATGGTACCTGCCGGAGCTACAGTAGTTTCTAGTCGTGTAGAGACCCAAAACCCATAGTTCGATCCACTGACAGGTACTGGGATAGGGTTAGTACCTGGAGAGGCATAGTGAGCATCTTGAGTAACCTGCTCCGTATTAGCACTAGTGATGGGGGTCTTAGTGGGAGCCCCATCCGTACCGGTTTGTCGATTGATAATTACAGTTGCGGCCATATCTACAACACCTCATCTCGTCGTGCGGCGTATCTCGCCTTCATTGCTGCTTCGGTTCCTTCTTCGATATTCACGATGGCCCCGACGTCTGTAACCGTAGCACATCGCCAGGGAGCCGCTCCCCCAGTTGTTTCCTTCCACAGTACAACACCCTCAGTCGGCCCCGCGTCTATCTGGATGGTTCCCTCAGTCTGCGCCGCCCTAGAGGCTTTGTAAGCTACTTCAGCTTGTATCCTGTCCACCTTGTCGACTTGAGTACCTAGGCTCCCTACGTCGTCGAACGGCACCGAGAAGAACTTCATCTCTACCCCAGAAGCGTCAGAGACCCGCTCTTCTTTCACAAGTACTCCACCCCCAGCCGATGACCCTAGGCGACCTACTCTACTGGTAGCTGACTCTTGGCCGCCGAAACTCCAGAGAGCTTGACTCACGTTCCCTAGCACAGGCTCGCCGAGCAATGAGCTCAGTGCCGTGACTGCCTGCTGAATGTGTGGGAACGGGGTCATGGTGTCTCCAGTAGTAGGCCCATCTCGCCGGTATCTATGTGAAGGACATGACCAGTTCCGTGCTGGGACCAGTCCACAGTGAAATCTACATACAGCAGCTGTGTTCCGTCAATGGCGGTATCAGCAGTCGTCGCCGACATCTCCAGTGCATAAGTTAGTTGGGTATTCATCTCTGTCAGGTAGTCGTCCTGACCTCGCACGGC